GATAAATCTACTAAATTACATGATCTGTATTGGTCCAGCTATTGTAACAATAGATTATTTGAATTTGTATTATAAATACATTATATGCCAGATAGGAATATAGACAAGTGGTGGAACCCAGTAGGTCACATGAATCGAACGCAGAGTGATTTTATTTCAGATGTGTTACGCAAATTAAACCCGGCGTTCTGTCTCGAAACAGGCACAAGTACAGGTAGAGGTTCAGCGACAATTTTATGTAAATCAAATCCAATAAAGCATGTTAGTGTTGACTTGAGTCTGGATGGAGCAGAAGGATGTCATTCAGACCGGGGTTGGATTGATCGAATGGTAAAGTCGTTTGATAATTTTACTCACTTCGAGGGTGACAGCAGGAAAATATTGACGGTAGATTTTATCACAACTCAATTTCCAACTGGTGTTGATTTCTTTTTCTGTGACGGTGGTCATACTTATGATGTTTGTTACTCAGATATGTCGGGTGTGTGGCCACACATTAATGACAATGGGGTCATGATTGTAGATGATTACATGTCGGGCCCTCCTGATGGCTATTCAATACCAGCGGTGACTAGTGCTGTTGATGATTTCGCTGGCACTATAGGGATAGAGATCGAGAGATGGTCCAGTAATGGCAAGGGATGTGCGGTGTTTTACAAGCATAAAATCACTTGATTTCACTGGCATAATATGTTATAATATATATATGATAGTAGATATAAACAATTATGACGGTAATCTGTTGCACAACAGATTCGCTTACACTTTTTTCAAGAAAAGAACACTGCCTATTGGAAACATTATTACATTTAGAGGACCGATGCATGTTGAAGCTGAAGGAATGATCGATCATGAGGATGTGTTGAATAATGATTTTATATACAGTGATGATGCTGTTAATTTTTTATGGGAGATACCCAACATGGAGACGTTTGGAGCCGTTGCTTGGCAGCGATTGTTCAATACTGGTATAGCGAATGTTCTTCAAAACATCATCAAGGCACCAATCGAAGTGGATGGAGACGATTTAATCGTGCATAAAGAATTTACTCATGGTGGTATCATCCAACCCAAAGGTAAATGTAGTGTCAGTATCACTCACGTCAAAGATGGTGCTGCTCTTGGTCATACTGGTATCAACATCCGTGCAGGAGATAAAGCTCCAAGTTTTGCATACAGTACTAACATGAGAGATCAAGATGTAAAGGTGTTTCAAGACACAATTATTGAGATGTTTTACGCTATGAATGATGATATGTTTCTAGCGACTACGAAAATTATAAGCAAGTGACTATATTCGACACACTCAATGATTTGTTGTTCACAAAAAAGAAGACGTGTCTCAACAATGTTGATGACGAATCATCCTTCAATCAATACATGACAAACAGATGGATCAGCATGTATAGTGACAATCTTGCCATCATCATCAATAGCACTGTCAATTGGTTTGGTAGTGTATTTGAGCAAAAAAGAGATTACTACAATTTCCTACATGCAGTTATACCTCGCGTGGGTAGAAAGAGAATACATTACATCAAGAAAATTAAACCGGAACCTGAGGTGAATAATATATCAGGTATGGCTAAGAAGCTTGAACTTTCACAAAGGGAGATTAAATTATATTATGAATGCCAACGACGCACAACTAGCAGCAGCACAAGCTCAACTACCTGATCAAGTTAAGGGTACAGTCAAGCTTGATAAATACACAAGTAGTGAGAATTTCAATCTCTTCGGATATGAACTGACACACGTTCTAGACGACATCTTGCTCGTCAAATATGTTGATTGTACAGATGATGGATCTGAAATTTGGAAAAATGGTGTTCTTGTCCCTATCAATGTGAGTACATTCACTTGGAGAATAGGTGAAGTTATATTAGCTGGTAACAATTGTAAGCTCGTGAAGAAGGGTGACTATATCACCTTTCCAAATGACAAGGGTATTCAAGTTGGTAATCTTATTGTCAAGGATGTCGGAAGACTACCTAATGCCTGTTTCTTAAATGAAGACAGAATATTTGGTATATGTGTTCCGGGGTCTGAATGAAAATAGGATCTTCGACTCTCAAAGTACTACTTGAAAATAATGTACTTGAGATAAAATTCAAACGCAGAGTGGTAAAACCTGGTGCACCACCAACCAGGAGAATGTTATGTACAAACAGCCCGGTGATTCTCATGAGCGACGCTGGCAAGACCACTCTCAGGTATGAATCCTCAACAAAAAACTTAACATACAATCCAGCTGGTAAGAATCTCGTGATTGCATGGGACATACTCAAACAAGATTATCGGGCTATCAGTGCTGACAATTGTGAATTGATATCTCAAATGCCAGTCACCGGAGATGGTGTAGACTTTTGGGAGTATTTCAATGAAGCAATATATCCGATGTCACCAGGAGAGAAAGAGGCCTTTTTTAATGTTTAAGGATATCATAAAGTCTGAAGACATCAACATTGTCAAAGACATGTTGCAACACAACACCAATTTCAGCATAGACACAAAAATTATTCGAAGAGGTAGGTTACTGCTATATAATATAGTAGACTACCATATTAAATTTAGTATCAAAACAAATAAAAATTTGATGAAGGTTTTCGAAGTGCCATTTCCATTCCTCGTCACACGTGAACATAACTCAGTTATATTTTCATATAAACTGGACGACCTATGCAAAGGAAATCAAAACCGTATAGATATAACTGACGGTGTGGGTTTGATAGGGTCCAATAAATTCTACGACAAGAGGCTCCATATTATTAATATGGATTTGTAATAAAAATTACACAGCGTTTTAATAAATAATTAAAATGACTGATAAACCAAATGAAATAGTAGATCTGGGATACCCGGACGTTACTGAAGAATATACAATCGACCATGGTGAAGGTAAGTATAAATACTCCCCTATAGGTGGTGAAGTAGGTGTTGAGCAAGCTAGAATTGATGAGATTGAAGCAAAAGAAGGCTTGACAGCCGAGACTGCCATAGAAGGATCTTACTCTGAAGATGCTGGTGACGGTAAAGTTCTTAATCACGTCCGTAAGCAGAATCTAGGAATAATCTAAGTAGTTTTCTCCAGGCGATGGTTCCGCACACAATGCACCTATGAAACAACATAGATACATTGAGTTGGTAGTCATATCCAGTTTGATATGTTCACGCAAAGACGCACTCTTCGAGATATTAATTTTATAGAGAATCCTGACCTAGTAAACTCTGGTTATAATAACCACTAATATATGCCGACAATATGTCGCAGTTCGGTGCTATGCAGATTTTACTCTGCCGTTTTTCAGCTGCCGTCTAACAGTTGTGTTTAATTTAGCTCTGTCTATTCCAGCAGTTCTCTCTGCCGAGTCGCAATATGTTCTAGAGGTGACTACTCCTCGCGCTCGTGTACCGAAAACGTGAACATCTATACTATAGCGTTTTTTCGCACTTCTGTAACAATACTATTATATATTAGTGTATATCGTAAGTCAACGTATAAGTACTATTAGATGAAGGACAGCCCGTTTTATTTTGAAATAAAAGATATAATGACGCAATTTGTAGGCGCGTTTAATGATATCATAATAGACAGACATGACAAGAGCAAATCGGTGCGATCAAGAGCTCATGTCAGATACGTGTATGCACCAAAGCAACGAGTGGTTCATGATTTGACAAATAAAGCTCGACACTTGACGCTACCAGTAGTCGCAGTTAGTATATCAAGCATCCAGAGAGATCAGAAGAGAGTGTTCAATAAAATAGAAGGTGCATATTTCGCTAGTGAGGAAAAACATGCAGAGAGCACCAAGTCTCACCTATCTACAGTGACACATCACATGAAGCAACCGGTGCCTATTAACATAAACGTGGACATGAGCATACTTGCGAGATATCAAACAGATATAGAACAAATCATAAGCAACTTTGCTCCATATAATGATCCATATATAATTCTCTCGTGGAAATTACCTGCAGAGTTCACCGGGACTGATCAAGAGATTCGATCAGAAGTGTTATGGGATGGAAATCTAGCATTAAATTATCCTGAAGAATTATCAGCATCAGAACCGTTCCGAGTAGCTTGTGATACATCATTCACTGTAAAAACATGGTTATTCAAGAAAGCTTCAAAGCCAATTACAAACATACACAAGATTACAACGAACATGACTCCTGTGTCGGACATTACACCAGATTTTTCTTTCTCGTTACCGTTCTATGATGATGTGACAGAGAGATCATACATGCAAGGTCTCGGACCAGCACTATCTGCAGCTCCATTCATAACACATATAAACACAGACACAGGTGAGTCTAATGAAATATTAGGATACAATTTTAACACAACAACCGCAATATATCTCTCTTCTGCTAACATAAATTCCCTCTCTGGAGTTGAAGTTGAACCGTATGCAGACAGCAATCCACTCTCTACTATATATCCTCCATTCTCTGGAGTGAAGGTTGAGCACACCAAGCGTAACGATTATAAGATACATTTTGATATTCCTCCAGGTGTAAAAAACGACACTCTAGACCTGATAGTATTGGGAATAGGAGGATATGACACCGCTTTAGGGTCAACCCTACATGGCAAAGGTATATTCTTAACATAAGTAATTACAATGTCAGAATGTAACAATATAATTGATGTATCTTCACTTGACCAGTGTAATGAAATTGATAACGATAGCTTCCTGATCGTACAGAAGATCGATAGTGTGTGTCGTGCTAAGATATCTGATTTAGTGTTTGGAGCTGATAATGTAGATTTTTATCCTGAGTTGATTGAGATAGTAAACAAACTAGACACGATACTGTCAGTTTTACAACCTAACTCCGGGAAATGGGATAATACAGCCGCGGTGGTCGCAGCGAGTGCTGATGTATGGAACGGTTATAATGACAGTCCATTATCAGATATAGCTGATGATATAAAAAACAATATAGATGATTGGAACGACACGACAGGTGTAATGGCAGCCAACTCCGGTGAATGGCAGAACACGTCAGGTGTGGTGGGAGTCAGCGCTCAACGATGGAATGATGCTGCTACTATTGTCACCATCAATAGTGACAATTGGACAAGAGCATGGTCCACCGCGTCAGATGGCCATCAAGCAATATATGAAGCACTGGAAGTGATGGAATCGATGCCATGGTTCACACTATATCATAGTGACGGCTCAGCTCCTCCGATCGCGGAATTATGGAGCTTGTACTCAACAGTACAGACTAACAGCGCTGGATGGTGATGAGAAGTGTAG